ACGCCATCCCACGACTTTTTGAGAACGCCCTCGGCGTATATCTTCATCATTGTTTCTTTTTGTGCTGCATGATAAAATCTCATTTTCTCACTCCTTTGCTGTTGTCTTTTATACGGTCGCAACCGCAAGTTCTCTTTTCTTGTCGCATCTTCCTCCTCTGCTCTTATCACAAGGACGACCACTGCAATGGTTGTCCTTTTTCTTTGCTCTCATGCTCCTGCTATGTACTGCCCCGCCGTTATGACGGGGCGTTTTCATTAAACGGCTGCAACCGCCTCTTTCTGTTCCCATCTGCGACGCTCCTCTGCTTTTCCTGCTGCCTTACCCTCGGCATACGCAGACATCACCATAATGGTCATTGACTTTCCCTCAAGGTCGTCAATATTCATGAATTTTTCTGCCATGCTCTCAATCACTGCCTTTTTCTCGTTTCTCGTCATTTTTCAACACCTCCTCGGATTCGCTCAATCTCTTTTTCTATGTTCTTTCCGGAATAATCTGCAAGCAGTTTTTCCGAAATGTGATACGTCCAAATTGAGGACATCTGCACCGCCGTTCCTATCGGGAGTTTTCCCTGCTGCATTGCTACCCTCACGAATTGCGGTGATACATTGAGGATTGCTGCTGCCTCTGTCGGCAATATTCGTCCTATATCCATCCTGTTTCCTCCTGTTGGTGGTTCTCTCGGTCTTTTCATCCCGTCCACCTCTTTTCCGGCAATGTACACCGTGTTGATGCTTTTCACATTAAAAATCATCGAAAACCTGTTGACCATCCACGCACTTTCTAGCAGGTGCGACCGCTGCCATGTTTCCCACGGTATCGCTGCACGATGTCTTTCGGCTTGCCATCGTCAGAGTGTCGGTTGCCATCCGGACACTGACGGGGCGACTGCTGCCCCGTTTCGGCTTTTAATATTTTCTCACCCAGTTTGATGCTCTCAATCTGTATTTATCATCCTCCCATATCTTTTCCATTAGTTGTTTGACCTCTTTTATATTTCTGACAAGTTCGTCTCTGTAACTCGTTGGTATTTCCTTTTCATCTTCAAACACAGGAATCCGCACCTTGTAATAAACTTTTCTTCCCTTGTATTGTTCATACACGCACAACCCTCTCCGGCTTGCTAAATCAATAACCTCTTGTTTTTTCATGTTTTCTCCTTAATAAACTGAATAATTTGCAAGTGCCTGTTCTAATAATTGAACTGATTTCATCTCGATTTCATATTCCTCTTTGCTTATCACCCCTAGTTCATAGTCAATTTTTGCATCTTTTTCATATCTGCTCGTTTCTTTATACATCATTGTCCTTTTTCTTTTTGTTCCGGATAACCACGGTATAACTTTCTCGCCTTTTCGCACTTTTTGTTTTATGTAACAAAAATATTCTCTTGTTTGGTCTGAAATTGTTTTTGCCATTTTGTTTCCTCCTGTCTTATAAAGGACAAACAGTGCTGTGTCATCTCGCTCGGTTGATTCTTCCACTTAACGATTTCTTGTTCTAGGAGTAAAGTGTTGATTGGCTCAACCTGTTCAGCTTTCTTCAAATAGTTCCAAACACTATGCTTTCTTGTCCTATCGTTCCTGTTTTCTTCAACTGCTTTGACGGGTCATGTTTATTCTTCACACGCTCTGTCTGCTATCCGGCAGCATGACCACCATGTCACTTGCGTGTAGCCCTATCGCTTCACCCGTTCTTTCCTGCTTGCTGTTGTCCTTGAATACATAATATGCGTCTTTGACAACTTTGTCAACAGTTTTTTGTATTCTATGACAACTTTTTTATTGCATTTTATATCTATGGGTGTTATGATTCATGAAAAGGAGGTGTTTACATGACACAAAATGAGCGTGTAAAGGAAGTCAGAAAAACACTTGGTCTCACGCTTGAGAAATTCGGTGAGCGTATTGGTGTTACAAGAGGCTCAATGTCCAATATAGAAAATGGCAACCGTAATCTCACCGAACAGATGACAAAATCTATCTGTCGAGAATTTAGTGTTGACTATATATGGTTGACTACTGGTGACGGTGAGATGTTCGTTGATACTGACGATGATTTCATCGAAAGAATTGACCGCATCATGGTAGGTGAGGACGATACCCGCAAGAATCTTTTCAAGGCACTACTTGAGGCAAGCGACGAGGACATCGCAGCATTTCAAAGAATCATAGATTTATTTGCATCAAAAAAAGACTGACAGTCTTTCAACTGCCAGTCTCATGGGTGTAGAGATACAACACGAATTTGTATATCCTCTTGAGGATGCGTTCGCTGTGTATCTTTCCGACTATTTCGACAATAGCCTCTTTGTAATTCAAGGGAGACACCACCCCCTTTCCGAATTGCATTGTATCATATATTTCCATGATTGTGGAAATATCGAGGTTGATTTCCATAATCATGGAAATCGTTCCTCCTGCTGCCGGAATCCCGCTGCATTATGGTACAATTATTTGTATTCGGATTCAAACAGGTCGGTGATGTTCACGCCTAATGCAATCGCTATCATTTCAAGTTGAAACAATGTCGGTGACACCTTACCATTTTCGATGTTGTTTATCGTAGATTTTCCGATTCCGGATTTCTTCGATAACTCCATCAATGTGAACCCTTTTGAGGTTCTCACTTCCCACACAAGGATTTTCATTCTGCTCACCTCCTCTCTTGAGGAAAGTTTACAGAATGTTGATTTTATAAAGAAACGGAGGTGTGTTCATGAAATACGGTGTCAGAAAACCAAACATCAAGAAAAGCATTAAGGCAAGAACAACAGGAAAAGTCAAACGGCAGGTCAAAAAGGCGGTCAATCCCCTTTATGGTAAAAAGGGAATGGGAATCGTCAACGACCCGAAAAAGGCAGCATACAACGCAGTGTATAACAGAACTACCGTCGGCGTGTCCGACATTGCAAAAGGATTGACGGCTGCAAACGGAAATCCTGCTGCATCCAGTTCAACAAATGCACCGCAGAAAAAGGAATACTCTGCAAATACATACAGTGTTTGCGGAATCCTCATGATTGTTCTCGGTGCTGTCCTTGCACTTTTAGGATTGATTCTATTGCTTGCTGTTCCGGTTGCCGGAATAATTGCTGTTGTGGTCGGTGTCGCATGTGTCGTCATTGGTCGCAAGTATAGAAAAGTCGCAAAAGAACGCCGTGCAAATGAATAATGCACAACAAAAAAAGACGACCCACGCTGCAACGTGAATCGCCTTTGTGAAACCTCCGTCTCATGCTCCTGCAAAAAGCACCGACAGAATGTTCCTGCAAACACCATTCTATCATAAAACCGTGCTTTTTGCATTGGTTTTATTTTTTATACTCTTTTTTAGGATGGTGATTTTATGAAACTACCGAACGGATTCGGAACGGTTTACAAATTATCGGGAAATCGCCGGAATCCTTATGTCGCCAAAAAGACAAAAGGATGGGAAATCGACCCGAAAACAGGTAAATCAAAACAATTATATACGGTCGTCGGATATTACCCGACCCGCAAAGAGGCATTGACCGCACTTGCGGAGTTCAATGCAAATCCTTATGATGTGAATGCTGCAAAGGTTACATTCGAGGATGTATATGAGCGATGGTCTGATGAACATTTTCCGACTGTCAGTGATTCCAACGTCAAAGGCTACCGTGCAGCATGGGCGTTATGTGATAAACTTGCACGGATGCGATTTGTTGATGTAAAACTCGACCACCTGCAAATGGTCGTTGATGAATCCGGCAAAAATTATCCTACACTCCGGAAATTAAAAATATTATTCGGTCTGATGTACAAATACGCTGTGATTCATGAGATTATTCCAAAAGAACGAAACCTTGTCGAATACCTCGACATTAAAAAGGCGGGCAATCCCAACGCATACAACCGTGAACCGTTCTCAAAAACAGAGGTTGCGAAATTATGGGATGTCAAGGATTCAAATATATATTATACTGTCATCCTCATGTTGATATATACCGGATGCAGAATCGGCGAACTCCTCGACCTCAAGAAAGAAAATGTGAACCTTGAGGAAAGATATTTCAAGATTGTCGCCTCGAAAACTGCTGCCGGAATCCGTACTGCTCCAATCTCCGAAAAGGTTTATCCGTTCTTTGAATACTGGTACAACCTCAATGATTGTGAATATCTCCTCTCTACTCCGGAGGGTGAACATTTCAAATACCGGAATTATTATGATTCGTACTGGTCGCCACTTATTGAGACCCTCGGAATGAAACACCGCCCTCACGATACCCGTCACACATGCATTTCCATGTTGACGGTTGCCGGAGTGTCAGACAAGGTCATCAAGAAAATTGTCGGTCATAAAGGGCAGGGTGTGACAGAGGTCGTATATACACATTTTGAAATCGAGGAACTGATTGACGCTATCAACAAAATATAGAGGTGTGCCATGAATAGAACTGAATACAAAAACAATTTCGGGCGTGAGCATTACGAACGAATCAATCTCGTTGTACCTAAAGGCATGAAAGACATCATCAAGGCTCTTGCATCCAGTAAAGGGATGTCGGTCAATGCGTACATGCAAGACCTTGTCAGAAAAGACCAATGCGGTTTATTTGATACAATGCAGATTGCAGAAAAGAACAGGGAAATGATTTCTGGAATCACCGGAAACATGCACGACGGATATGACATCATTTTCAAGGACGGTCATTCCTGCCATTGCCGGACGAAAAAGGATGTCCGGTCATGTATCATTGAATACTGCAACGAAAAGGGCGATTGATTCGTCCTTTTTTTATTGCAAAATGTGTCTTACATAAGACTTTCAATGTCTTACACAAGACAAGGTTTCCCGTGTTAGTTACCTGTTAGTTATTTGTTAGTTACCGTTGAATTTTCGTGTGTTTTTGTGGTGTCTGATAGATTTATCGGAATATAAAGAAATCCCCGAAAACTCGATGTTTTCGGGGAAATTTGCTCTTTTGTGATATTCGCTTGAATTATCTCTTGCTGAACTGCGGAGCGCGACGAGCTGCTTTGAGACCGTACTTCTTTCTTTCCTTCATACGAGGGTCTCTGGTAAGGAATCCAGCCTTCTTCAGAACGGGTCTGAAATCACCGTCTACCTGAAGCAGAGCTCTGGAAATACCGTGTCTGATTGCACCAGCCTGACCGGTGTATCCGCCACCGCGAACGTTAACCAGAACGTCGAACTTCTCAGCAGTCTCAGTAGCTGCCAGAGGCTGACGAACGATAACCTTCAGAGTCTCCAGACCGAAGTACTCATCAATGCTTCTCTTATTGATTGTAATATTACCATTACCGGGTACTAAATATACTCTGGCGATGGATTTCTTTCTTCTACCGGTTCCGTAGTATCTTTCTGTTTTAGCCATGATTTATTTTCCTCCTCTCAGTCCTTTAGAATGTCAGTACTTCAGGCTTCTGAGCCTCATGCTTGTGCTCAGGTCCTGCATATACGTGAAGCTTGGTGAACATCTGTCTTCCTAAAGGTCCCTTGGGAAGCATGCCCTTAACTGCAAGCTCGATTACCTGCTCAGGCTTCTTTTCTAATTTTTCTCTCAGGGTAGCTTCTTTTAAGCCACCAACGTAATCGGAATGATGATAATATACCTTCTGGTCCATCTTCTTACCGGTTACTTTGATCTTCTCAGCATTGATAACGATAACGTTGTCACCGCAGTCGATGTGGGGAGTGAAGATAGGCTTATTCTTGCCTCTCAGCACTTTAGCAACCTCAGATGCCAGACGGCCTAAGGTCATGTCAGTAGCGTCTACTACATACCATTTTCTATCGATTGTAGCTGGACTAGCCATAAATGTTTTCATTATGTTCCCTCCATATTACTTTCGCCGATTCCTGATCGACTTTTTCAGTGTCCTGGTCTGATAGTAATCTGCAGATGTCCGGCTACATTTTACTTCTTCCCAAAACGGTTGAATACTTTATCTCAATGCTTCGTCGGGGCTTTGACTCAGCATATTGAAACACTGTCACAGTCATATATTATATGGCACCAATCAATTAGTGTCAAGATAATTTTAAAACTTTTTACAGTTCAGCCATAGAACGACCGCATCAACGATTAGATACTGCACCCAAAGCGCTTTTTTTGACATTCTATGAACCAGATGCCTATATATGAGCTAAGATAGTGACGCAGTGACGGAAAACACAATAACCCGGCATTGCGGATGACGGTCACAGGAACTCGTATTTCATCAGCGTCAGTCCATGGGCCGGTGCGGTAGGTCCCGCTGCACTGCGGTCTTTTGCCTCGAGGATCGTGAAAATATCCATGGGATCCCGCTTGCCCTGTCCGATATCTAACAGGGTTCCGGCAATGATCCTCACCATATTATATAAGAAGCCATTACCACAGACACGGATCACCAGATCATTTTCTCCCTGCTCTTCCACTTCCACGGAATAGATGGTGCGTACGGTGGATTCTACCTGGGCGCCGGTCTGGC